ACCACCAGCAAAAGACTTGCGAAGACCAGGATACTTACGCTTCATCAGTTTCTCAATGCGAGCATCTTCAATTACATTGATAAAGTCTTTAGGGCACTTGTGTGCTTCAGTCCAGTCTTCGTTGGGAGTAAACAAAGCATGTCCAACCTCATGACCCACCAGCATGTCGTATACGGTGCTAGATGCCTTGTCCCAGTTGGGAAGGGTCAACACACGGCGATCCACATCAAAGGATGCTGTAGCGACCTTACGGTGCTCTACAATCAAGTTCTCTGTTGCGAGCAGACGAGCAAGGTTTCCTTTGATCTCTTGGGATGACATACGTTCGTTTCGTTGATGCTACTAGTATATACAAAAAAAGGATGCCCGAAGGCATCCCTAGTCCAGTTCAGAAACTGTCTCTCGGATCACGGAGAAGTTCTTTTCTTTCTCTGCTGTGATAGTTCTCTCAAATTTACCGTCAAGGTTTTCTCTATGACTGATAACATAGATGTTTGAGTTGTCATCAAAGTTACGTAGAATCCAACTCAGATCCATACCACCTTGCTGATCCAATGAACTGTCAAATATCTCATCTAATATGAGGAGGTTAGTATCCACACTATTCTTGAGCTTAGCAATACTTCTCCAAGTAAGCAGAAGAGCAATATCAATACGAGATTTCTCTCCTTCGCTGAAACTATCATAAGAAAACACATCCCTATACCTAGATTTAATTATCTCCTCAAAGTTCTCATTCAGTGTAAAGTTGACATAAAAGTCCATACTCTGAAGATACTGATTGATGAGTTGGTTCATCGCTGGAAGATAGGTCTTGATGATCCTAGTCTTAATACCGTTGTCTTTCAACAGTTGCGATGCTACCAATAGTGTATCACGGTCCTTGCGGTTTTCTGCGAGTGTGCTACCCAATTGTTTTTTATTCTTAACAAGACCCTCAAGTTTTACAAACTCTGCTTTCTTGTCTGGGTTGCTACCTTCCAGTTCTTTGATCTCAGATTCAATATCAGAAATAGTTTTTCTGAATGAAGTGATCTGAAAATTAGATTGACTGATGGAGTTGTTGATAGACATGACCTGACTTGACAACTCAGTAAATTTATTAAATTTAACTTCCTCTTCTCCTATAGCAGCAAGGATATCATTGTATCCCACAAGCATTTCATCAACCTTAGTTTTTCCAGACTCCAACTTTTCATCACGAAATTCTTCTGACAAGTCCTGAGTACATGTAGGGCACACATGATTCTTCTCAAAGAACTCATGTTCTTTTTTACATGTTTTTAATTTACCCTGAACTTTAATTAGAAAAGTGTTTAACTTCTTCAGTTTTGAAGTGCTGCTAGACACCTCTTCCATTTCTTTAGAATGTTTTTCAACTTCAGAAGTTAGTCGCGCAATTTCTTGGTGTTGGGTATTCTCATCCTCTAACAATTCAGCAATCTTATTCTCTTTACGAGTAATCTCTTCCTTGGTTTTCTTTTCGAGTTCAAGCATATACTTCTTCTGGAGATCAATCTTCTCCGCCAAAAGATGTATCTCGTAATCAATTGTTTTAATGTCTTCGTTATTCTCTCTAACTTTATCACGAAGAAGAACATTCATCGTAGAGAATACTTGGATGTCAAGAATGTCTTCAATAATCTCACGACGCTGTGCCAAAGGCAGACGCATGAATGGAACAAACGTAGAAGAACCAAGCACCACAATCTGTGTGAATGACTTGTAGTTCATCTTGAGAACATTATTCTCAAAGTTCTTCTGCTGTTCTACTAAAGAGCTCTCCTGATTCCACAGTTCACCATTACAGTAGATCTCAAATACATTGGGTTTGACTCCCCGAACCAACTTGTATTCTTTCTTACCAATACTAAATTCAATTTCAGTAAGACAGTTTTTTTCATTGATACTGTTTACCAGCATCGGTTTGTTGATCTTACGAAATGGTTTCCCAAACAAAGAAAAGGTAAGAGCATCTAAAATAGTGCTCTTACCTGCGCCGTTTGATCCTATGATCAGATTAGTTTTAGATGCGCGTAAATCAACTTCACTAAAGGTATTACCGGTAGAAAGAAAATTCTTCCATCGGATTTTCTTAAAAATAATCATTCTTCAGAATCTTCAGGGGGAATTAAAAAATCATCAGGGGTTATGATAGAAAACTTATGCCCCCTGTCTTGACATGCTGTAATTATAGCATGGTCGTCAATCTCTAGGATCTGCATGGGTGGATAATCTTCATCAATCTGTAGCATCATCAAATATCTATCCGCATCTTCTTCTTCCTGAAATATAGGAATTACTCTATCTTTGTCATCATCAAAAACAGAGTAAACACCATCAGGTTGATCTTCTAAGGTTACGATAAACATCAGACAACATTACAACTCTCAATATATAGAGACCTCATTAAACTCTTAAGATCAGATTTATCTACGGACATTTCTACCTCATCAATATACTCATTGAGAAGGGTGAGTGTATCTTTAGTAGAAACTTCAAGATCTACTTGATCTTCAATATCAACTAATGTCTCTACAATTTTTACATCATGGACTCCTACGTTGTAAAGACGATCAACCAATGTTTCAAACATTTGGTAGTCTCGTTTTTCGTTAACAACGATCTTGATGAACTTGTCTTTATAACTAGACACATCTTGTTTGTTGTAGTCCATACTGGAATCGTCATAGAAGATTTTGTCAAAGATCTCGTAGGGATTTGCGACAAACTTAAGTTTATCACTTTCAGTATCGTAGATATGGAATCCGCGAGAGTCTTTATAATCATTCCAATACATCTGATAAGGATTGCCAAGATACTGGACGTTACCTTTTTTTGATTTGTGGTGATAGTGTCCAGACCACACACGTTTGAAACGATGGAATAAACCAGCATCCATACCATGATCCATCTTCATGCCTGGAGTAATCTCAAATCCAGATAGTTCTAGATGACCACAGCAAATATCTGCTTCACTAGTTTCTAGTAATTTAGTTACTTGTTCCAAGTTCTCTTTATTAATCCATGGCAACATCAAGAACTTTTTGTTCCCAAGTTTTAAATGCTTAGGTTCAGAATAGATTGTGATGTTGTGATATTTTTCAAGTAAAAGTTCTGGTGAGTTGATGCGGTTAGTGTTCTTGTAGTAAGTGCAGTGATTACCGAGCAACATATGAACGTTATACTTTGATAGTTTCTCAAAATAATTTTCACGAACACGATGATAAGTATTAAAATCCATAGACTTTCTGTTATCAAAAGTGTCACCCAAATCAAAGACGACCTTGACACCTTCTTTTTCAAGAGTTGGGAAAAAGATATTATCATAGAATTGTTGCCAGTAGTTCCAGAACGCTAAAGAACCTTTACGTCCGTCTAAATGACAATCTGTTATCAAAGCTATTTTCATAATGATGATCCTTTTTTACGATTTTCTTTACGAGTAATAATCTGTAAATTATCTTGATGATGCAGTCCGCCTTTTGCTATAGGAATGATATGATCTACCTCATGAGGTATACCAGTTTCTTTGCTTATTCTACAACACTCAGAATAAATCTCTCGTATTTTATCAAAGTCTGCAGTTTCTGACAATTGATTACGAACTCTCGCTCTTCTGGTAGAAGCACTATTACAAGAAGTAATTTTACCCTTTTCAGTTTGAGAATATCGTTTGCTATTTTCTCTAATTATCTCTCTTCTTCTTTCTCTATTTTTTTGTTGTTTTTCTTTTGTCCTATAGGGCGACATCAATTCATTATCTAAAAGTTTTTCTATACCCCTTTCTCTCTCACATTTTACACAACTACCATTACTTGTGTATCTTTCAGAACCTTTGCATTTAACACAAGTTTTATATCCTTCATAAGTCAGTTCTCCATTTTTCTTTGCTTGTTGTCTTCTGGGTAAAAGATCTTTGGTGAATTGATTTGCCATAGCATCAAGGTGTTTATTTTTATTTATACATCTGGATGCTCATAACTTACCGCTCACTGTCCCATCGTATTGTGCTGAGTATTTACAGTTTGCCCAGTTAGTAGCGACACCTTCCAAGTGGAATGGCGTTCCGACCATGACAGATTCCCTCGTACCGCCTGTGACGATACTCTCGCCATCCTCACCAAAACTAGACCACGTTCCAAACCGCCTCTTCTCAACTCTAAACTTTCCATAGGGGGTTTCATACCATTCATAATTCATCGGTTCATTCTTGTCTCAATATTTTCTTTGATGCTACCCATGTCAGAATACGAAGCGTTCATACCTGTCATTGTGCCATCGTAACTATCAGTATGCATGACTTCATCATAACCAGATCTTTCTAAGATCTTGCCCTTAATTTCTAATTGTTTTTTCTCTTTTTGAATACGACGTAAGAAAGCGTAATAGATAATTTGTGTGAAGTAAGCAAACGGGTTCTGAGATTTTTCTGGATTAAAGTTATCAATATACTGTAGGCAGTTCTCGATGCCATCACAAATCATGTCTTCACGAAACATGTAGTTAACAAAGTTTGGTTTGTATGATAAGTGTGTAGCAATTTTAAGAAAACACTCTCCAATGTAATTGGTAACACGCGGTCTCGGTTTATCGTTATCTTTTGCTTTAATAACTTTGTCGCGATACTCAATAATCGCAGCAAGAAACTCCTTGTTGTTAACGTAGTATTCGGTTTGTTTTCTTTTTGCCATTACTGTGTATGCCACGGTTTGCCTTACATTATCATAATATTAAGTATACCACTCTATTCAATTCCTGTCAAAGCTTGACAGATCCCCACAAACTCAGTAGAATAACTATGTTAGGGTTCAGAAGGGTTGTAGCTCTTAGCTTTTATTATATAGATCTTCTAAAGATTTTTTCATTTCTTTTACTGATCCTAGGTATCCAGAATCTCTAGGTAATTTATTGCCTCTCCCTGCTAGAGAATGTCCTGTCTCCATACGAAGCAGAGTTTTTTCATAAAATTCTACAATCTCACCCTCAATTTCAACTATAGTTAATACATGATCTCTGTTTATAACAAACATATTATCAAATGTAGCAGAGATCCATTCCTTTAAAGCAAAACCTGTTACTTCTAACTGACCTTTTCTTTGTTTAGCATTCTCTACAATAAGAGGTCTCTCTAGCATGATCTTATCTTCTTCTGTAAGATAACATACTTTAGATACTAACTCTTCACCGGATACTAATTTAATAGTTGCATAAAATTCTTCTTCCATATTTAATTTGCTCTAAGGTTTACTTTTATAACCTCATACTTAAAATTCTCTTCATTGTAAATGTTAACTCTTTCATTCAAATGTCTAAGGGTATAGTTCTGACCGCCAATGTCATCAGCGATATCGTATAAGGTTGCTATATCTTTACCTTCGCCTTTCCTGAGAACACGTCCGATAGATTGGAGGTTGCGAATGCGCGACTTACTTGGGGAAGCAAAAATAATATTGTGTAATCGTTTGATGTTAATTCCTGTAGAGAATGTTCCATAAGAAGCAATGATCACCGCATTGTTCTCAGTCTCAGTAAGTTGTCGGACTTGTTCTCTATCTTCTACATCAGTACCACCATGAACAAAAAATACTTTTCGCTCGGGGTCTATGGTATTATTTATC